GGTTTGAGGGTTGAGCAAAAGTATATCCACCATCAGTTCCACTTGTAAAATTAAAAGAAGTAAGATCAATAAAAGGTGCAACATCACTACTACCTTCTTCCAAACCTGTATCAACTCTTAAACCTTTTGCACTACCTGTTCCTCTTACCGAATCAAACGTAGGATGACCATAGGCTTGGTTTCTAGTTTTTGACCAAAACCAATCTGGTTGAAATTGTAAACCTGTAATTGTTCGTGGATAAGTAGCATTACCTGTATAAAGCAAAATTTCAAAATGTTTATTAGGTAGCAGTATTGTTGGGTCGGGTAAGTTTGCTGAACATAATGCTTTGAATCCTGTTGGAACTGTATAATTAAAACTACCTATACCCCCTGCATCTGCATAGGATGTACTTGCTGTTTTTATCTGTCCTAGATTTGCAAAAACTCCTACACTTGTCGCACCATTAGAACCGCAAGAAAAAATATATTCTCCTGATTTACCAGTAGGCATAGCTCCAATGTCATAACCATTAGAACCTGTGCTTGGGTTTCCAGAATTTATGTAAGTACCATTTTTATGGAAATATAATTTCATATTGTCTAAATCCATTGCAACACCAATAATGTCTCCACTTCCATAACTTGCTTGGTTTGATAAATTACCATCATTTGTTCTGATTTCTCCTGAGTTTGTATAAATAAAGGAAGTATTTGCTGCTGCTCCATAAGGGTTGTTTGTAACATCAGAATCAAGTTGTCCATTATTAGCAATACCAACAGCATGATTACTTGTATCGCTTACAAACTCTGCATACCATTTACCGCTTCTTGCACCAAATGAAGTAAAACCAAAAGGGTAAAGATTACCGCTTCCTCCACCCGTTGTTGTATTTAATTTTAAATTTCCTTCTGAATATGCGGTAGTTCCACCAGTTTGTGTTGATGTGTATAAGGGATTCCATGTTGGAAAATTATTGGTTGGGGTATCTACTGAGGAATCATTACCATTTCCAGCACTTACAGAAAAATTATTAGGTGTAAAGTTATTACTATTACCACTTTCATCTTTGCCAAGAGTGGTTGCTGTTGTGGCACTGTTATCACTGAAGTTTAGGTAAAACCCATTTGTTCCATAACTTCCTGTATATTTTTTAGGATTCCATTGACCTGTTGTTGCATTTGTTTCGCCAAAATATGATGGGTCGTAAGCATTTCCATCAACAAAATTTACCTCTGCTAAATATCCATCTAAATGACTATTTATTCTTGGATATTCCCCAATATAATGTTGCCCTGTAGTGTTGATTCTAAAAGTATGGCCTTGAGAAGGCATATCTGATTGTTCAAAACTTGTTATCTGTTCACCATTAACATAAAGCCTTAAACGACTATCAGAAGCCGTTGAACTTGATTGAGATTGAGTAGTATCTGCAATTACAACTATATGCAACCAAGCACTAATATCACGATAAAGTGCATTAGTTTTTAAATCACTACTAGAAGAATATCGAAAATAAAGCTTGTTATCTGAATGAAACCCAAAAAAATCCTCAGATCCATCACCTGTTCCAACTGCTAATAATCCTTGATAAGTATCTAAATTTGATCTTTTTACCCAACAACTATAAGTCCAAGTTTCTTCAGTTCCAGTGCTTGATGGAGTCCTAGTTAAGACAGGAGAATCATCATCATTAAACCTTAAACTACGATCAACTGAATATGTAGTAGCAGTACCAGACGCAGATGCACCTAATCTAATTGTGTCAAAAAATGGCATTATGTACCTGTCTTAACATCTAGAGACATGACAGCGTGTATAACATTACTAGATAAAACAATATAATCAATTCTATCTACTGCGTCACTAGAAGTCGATGCAGTTGGGGTACTTCCGCCAGCAAATTTAAAAGCTGAATTATATGAAACAAGATAATTACCACTACTAGGTTGAGTTATAAACAATGAACCTGATTGTCCAATTGCCTGATTGCTTGGAGCTCCTAAAGTTGCAGTTTGTGTAAGTGTTACTTTGTGATGACAAGAGGCAGCAAAGTCAAAAGTAATTGTCCCACTTGATTGTGTTACATCTGTGATATTAGCTGCTGCTCCTCCTGTTAAACTCACACCCCCACTAGCAGTTTCAAATTTCTTTGTTGCATTATGATATAGCTCATTTGCTCCACCATTAATGAACTGAGCCAAAATATTAGAACCACCATTGTCTCTGATAATCACATCATCTTCCGCTTCAAGTATTAAATCATCACCATTACTGGTAATTTTAAGATCGTTTGTTGCACTTGTAATAGTGCTGTCTGTTGCGTCATGTGTGATAGTTAAATCTGAACCAGCCCCAAAAACTAAACTTGCGTTATCTGCAAACTCAAGTGCATTATCTGACCTATCAAAAACAATATCCCTTCCAGCAGTAGCCCCATCAAAAGTGACATCGTTCGTAAAAGTACTTGCTCCTGAAATAGAAGTAGTACCAGCTAACGTAGTTGTACTGTTTAATGTTGCTGTTGATGAAAAAGTACAACCACCAGCAAAAGTGTTACTAGCAGATAATGAAGCATGACCAAAGTTTGTGGCTGATACATCACCCAAACTAACTTGTCCATCATTACTTGAGTTTTGTATTTTTAAAGTATTACCATCAATAAAAGGTGTATAAGCGGCTAACCCTGTTGAAGGTGTTCCAGAACCTTGACTTAATGTAGATAATGCAGAAATTATTGAATTTAATTTTGTTCGAACTACAAGCCCAGTTCCGTTATCAACTGTAAAACCTGTTCCACCAGTATTGTCAACTCTTGCCATAACAACTCAGTTTTTTTTTAGTATATCCTAAATATTAACCTTTACCAAAACCAATCGCAGTATAATTAAAATTTCTTGCAACAGATCCCCCAGAACTGTTTTTAAAATGTATTTGAAATCCGTCACCAGTTCGATTTGTTATTTCATAAAAGTCACCGCTTGCCATATCAAATGCTGTAATTCCAATACTCGGTAGATTTGAATTTGCACCTAATAATGCAGACGTACCAGTAAAGAAAGTATGGTCATAAGTTACTTGTGTATTACCGCTTGAAGTCTGTTGCCCTGTTGATGTTCTTCTTTGCATTTCTGCTATATACCCAAGTTGCGTAACTCTTATATCTTGGTTTGTATCAGTTGTTGTTAACACTGTTTTAAACTTGAATGTTCTGCCTTTAAATTCTCCATTAGCAAATTTTTGAAAAGTATTATAATTACTTCCATCTTGAGAAAATTGTACAAAAGTATCTGCATTTGTATTTGTACTACCTGTACCATCAAAATTATCCCTATCATTTAAATTTTGTATTGAATCAAACAAATCTGTTGAATAAATAGAATCAGTTTGTATTATTTTTTTTAAATTAAGAGTAAATACAGCACCTAAATCTAAAGTTTCATTAAATTCATAAGTTCCTGATGTTGCAACTCCGCCCAAATCATCAAAAAGTGTAATATCATCGAACGTTCCAGCTATTGATCCACCAACATCATCAATTTGACCTGTACCAGATAAACTTATATTTGGTGGACTTGCTGAAGTATCAAGCCCAACATTAGTTTTTGTGCCTTGAAATGGTGGGCTGTCTTGCTCCTCTCTTCTCGTCTGTATAAGTAATTTTGGTTGTGCTTCTGGTAAATCTATAACAATAGATGTTTCGCCTGTGCTGAAGCGATCTCCGTCATCTTGTGTCTTAAGAATATACTCACCTTCAAGTAAACTAACGACTTTTTCTGTTGACGCTCCACTCAATCCAAAGACAAGGTCTGTTGCATCTTGAAAAGTACCGCTTCCATCCGTTTTAGGACTGTGCCTTATGTGAATACGACCCCCTGCTCTTACATCTGCATCTGGTACAGCGTCCCATCTTAATTTAATATTTTTGTCGTCAACTACTTCGTAAGATAGGTTTGTTATGTCAGATGGTGGGGCTGTTTTACCCACAGCTTCAAAAGTTTCTGTAGCAGGTTCTCTTGATGGTTGTCCTAAACCATTAAAACTGAATACCCTTATCTCATAAGTACCAGCATCGCTATTAAATATTTCAGCATCACTTGAAAGTGTTTCTATCTTTTTAAAATCACCATTAGCAAATTTATATTGAACTTCATATTTGCTTGCACCAGATTGTGTTTGCCAATCAAGAATTAATTTACTTACAGCTTTGTTGTTTATGGTAACAATTTTTTCACTTACAGTTAGTCCTTCTGGTTTGTTTAAAACAGTTGTAAGAGTATTAATTGTTCTTGTTGGCATTGCTGTTCCATCTTCGACAAAAGCATATTTTCCAGAGTCATGAGATAAGGCTGTGATTGCAAAAGTTTTATCTTCATTTTCTTTTACACTAACGACCCTCCATGTTGATGTTTGTAAATTTGTTGTCTCTAAAATAAATGGTGCGTGAGCATTTGGTGCTGTGCTAAATGCAGAGGAAACAGTAATTGTTGTACCAGAAATACCACTTATTGTTTTTTCTTCTAATGAGCCATCAGGTAAGATTATAGAAATCGTCGGGCTATCTCCAAGACTAGGAATATCTGTGTTTGTCGAATCATCTAATACAACAACAGTAGTACTAGTGACACTTTTCAACAATCCTCCACGTCTTACACCAGCCTTGAGTCTGTCAGATATTTCTATTACATCACCACAACGGACTAATACACCAGCCGCCGCAGTTGTTGTAAAAGTGCAAGTCTCACCAGAGTTTTGTTCATTATATAAAAACCATCTTCCTAATCTTCTTGCTTGATTTCGGCTAGTTGTAGCAAAAGCTTTTATATTTTTTGTAACAATCCCATATTTTGTTTGAGTAGCAGAATCAGCTTCAACAGTTTCAACATCTACTTCTTGAGTAACCATATCAAAGTAACTAACATTAATAACTGTGTGCCTAGTTTTTAAACTTGAACCAGCATATAAAAATCCATCTTCAGTGACATTTGCATTTGTAAAAATATAGCTTGCCGTTTTTGGTGAGTCCTGTGATATGGCAATTCCACCCGCAGAATAAAAAGGCATAACACGCATTACAGAACAAAGGGAATTTATTAATGTGTATGCCTCTTGTTGCTGCGTGATGTTTACATTACAGCTAAATCTTGGTTCAGTAGACCCATCACCATTTCCAGCATCTACAGATGCACCACAGTACTCACTTACTGTCTTGAATGTAAATTTATCTAAATTAGATTCAGCAATTCCACAGCCAGCCCTAGTGTCTATAAGAAGATCGTATAAAATCCAAGCTGGGTCTGTTGTCCATTCTTTATCTGTTTTAAAAGTCCCATTAAAAGTATCAGCGTAAGAAATTGCCCCTGTCTGCAAGTCTACTGTTGCATTATGAGGAATCTTTACCTTACGACCTCTTATCCTATAAACCCTCTTTGGTATTCTTGGAAACTGCTCAGCATTAAACCTTAATGCAACATGAGCAGTATTTGCATATGCGTTTTGTTCAAAAATTATATTTGTTGCTTGATTAAACTGAAAAGCATTTACTAATTTTGCATCTGTACTGTCTGCTGTAACTCTTTCAACTCTTATTGCTACAGGAAAAGATGTTGTTGATTTAAGCTTGACAATATAATCTCTAAAATATGCATTAGTTGATCTACCGCTTACTGTGTCATCAATAACAGTTGTAGTTGTTCCATCATTTTCTATAGTTTTTATTAATAAATTAACTTCAACTCCATTTATATCACCATCATCTTCAAACTTTTGCATTGAAGGAAATCTAAGAGTTACTCGAACAGCATTAATATCACTAGAACTAACAGTGTGAGTAACAGGGCTTGAGGTTGTTACAGTTGTACCAATAACTGTTTCTGTCTCAATATTAGAAATACCCTCAATAAATGTTTGACTTGAAGTTCCTAATCTAAAATCAAAACCTACATCTTTAAAGTTGAAGTCACTATCAGTTGGGGCTGTGTTGCTTGCGGCTTCCTGTAAAACTTGAGTGCCATTTAGAAATATATCCTTCTTGAAAGCATTAAAATATGCAGTTGAAGTCTTGTCTGTGATACTAGCTTTTGATGCTGTGGCAGATCCTTCAATTTCTCCCTCACCTAATAGCTCAACAATAGTATTAAATTGCTTTGAAGATAATGCACCACTAGGTAAATCAGGATTGTTGAATACTGTATCTTGATTAAATTCTTGTATTGCCATTAATTATTACCCTCTACCTGTACAGTATCAACACCATTAGACACTACAATAGAGCCAACTAAAATTTCTCCATATACTAAATTTACTGGAACACCAGCATTACTAATATTAGTCAGCCCTGTGAAAGAGTAGTTTGAAGCCAAAGCTGCCGGATCTAAACTGTCTTGACGACCACTTGTAGGTGCAACAGTATTTTGTTGTGGTGCAAGCATACTTGTAACTCCGTCAATAAGCATACTTGTTCCAATAGCACTCAAAGCTGTTGCAATAGTCCCACTAAACAATTTAGGTGCAACAAATTTTAAAGCTCCACCCAATAAGAAATTAAAAAAATTACCATGAACAACAGGAATAATTTTTATATCATCTTTAGTATTTAAATTTATTAAATCTTCTGTTATTACTTTTGCTCCGACTTGTATCATATACAT